TTATTTTTGAGCAGGCGAGATACCGAGTTCCGAGCAAAGTGCGGCCAACATAGCTGCGGCTTCCTGGCTTTTCATTTTGCTCTTCTTTACCTCGACCATGGCCTTTTTTATAAGTGAACTTGGTATAGAGTTGCTATCGTTTTGGAGTGAATCTATTGAATTTGCTGCCGTCATAAGGGCATTCTGCCTTATGGAGTAGGCTTCTAATGTTGTTTCTATTATCGCCGTGAATTTAATTTTTGATTGTTCGTCAATATTTGATGAGTCAACAGATTTTTTTACCTCTGCTATTTTGTCATATGCCCTCTTGCAATGAAGAGCCTCTGCGTCAAAAAGCCTTTTAATTTTTGTTTTTAGTGCATTTATATACTCATATTTTGAGTCAATTTTATCAAGTTCGTTTAGACCTTCGATTAACATTCTGTGAGAAATTTCAACGGGACCTTCGGCTTCTTCAACCTTCGCGATGAATTGAGTTATATCATTCCGCTTAGTGTCTGCCGTGTTCAACTGCCGCTTAATGACTATGTCTGCGGGGGTAGATAGCGCAACCACAACCATAATAATGGAAAATGCAATAAAAAAAGTCTGTAAGATGTGGATATTCCGCTTTGTTAAGTCTTCCGCCTTAACAAGGCCCGTCTTAACTATCAGGCTAGGTTTGGCTGTTACCACGATAAGGCCAACTGCGGATATCCCAGCATATAGCCAGTAGTTCATCTCGCCTCCCGGCACCACCAAATCACCTTGCCTAGAATCCTCACGCCGTCGGCCAAGTCGCCGCGCATGTCTATCTTGAGCGGCTCGTAGGCCGGGTTGATGCTCTTGAGCACGAGGCCCTCGGGCAGGGAATCGACTACCTTCAGGTAGATCAGTTCGCCCACGCGGACTGCGTACATCTTGCCAGGCCGTGGTTGCGCTTGTGACTTGTCTATCAACACGACGTCTTCATTACGGATTTCCGGTTCCATCGAATTTCCGGACACCCGCATAAGAACCATCTGTGACGGCTGCCCTTTGCGGCTCAGGAACTCTGAACGGAAAGCGTACAACCGCTCGCTGCCCGTGTCAGTCTCGAAAGAACCGGTTCCCGCGCTCATGCGTGCCTCGACCATGGGGACAAACATTAGATCAACGTCGCACTGAGATTCCGGATTTGTGACGATGACCTTAGATAATGGTTCATCGCATCCGGACTCCACAGTGGAATTGACTATCTTTGTTCGTGCAGGGTCATAGACCGGGCCTTCACCCGTCAAAAGCCATTCAGCCGAGACACCAAGCTTCTGCCTGAGAGCCAGCAGAAAGTGCGCATCAGGCGTATTTTCTCCTCGTTCGTATCGCCCAATCGTATTCTGTGCAACACCAAAAGTGGCAGCGAACTTCGCTTGAGGGGTATTGCCGCGAAGGAGGGCAATGCGCTTCGCAAGTGTGGTCATCCTGTTGTCCCAAAAAAACTTTTAAACTGTGACAGTTCTTGTGACACCCCAAAAAATCGCAAGCCATTGAATCCAAATGTGGTTTTTCGGAAACACCAAAAATAAACTTTGTCACCAAAAGTGGTTTACATTTTATCCACAAAAGGGTTAAACCGGACTTGCGGGCCGGTGGAAAATAGACATTCGCAAGTACACTCCTACCAGCGCCGCGCAACCTGGTCAACGTCCGCCCCGTGGTAACGATTGGACGTTGGCCACAGCCCCAGGTGGACGGCAATGCGGCAGGCATCACTCCTTGATGACGATCACGGCAGGCTGGCGGGGCTTGTCCCCGCCATGCGCGCGGCCATGAATCGCGCCGCCGGTGAGGACGAGGCCGGGCGCAAGCTTTTGGTCGACCGCATCAACGCCGTGGCGCAGGCCGCAGGAATCCGGCTCACCGCCGGAAACGCCAAGGCCATTAGTAAAGACACCCTAGACAAGTGGCTGAACCCGAACGACCGCGACCACACGCCGGGAATCCTGGCCGTGGTGGCCTTCTGCGTGGCCGTGAAGGACGTTGGCGCGCTGCGCGTCATTGTGCGCGCCGCCGGGCTGGACCTGATGACGGAAGAGGACCGGAGGCACCGGGACTACGGACGCGCCTGCATGGCCGAACGCGAGGCGCGCAGGCGCAAGAAGATACTGGAGGAGACCATATGACGCCGCTTGAGTGTCGGGCCGCGCGCCAGAAGATGAAGTACCGCATCCGCGAGCGCCTGGAGCGCCGGGGCACGTCCATGAACGGAGTGGCCGATGACCTGGGGGTGAACAAGGACCTGGTCATCGGCACCATCTACGGCAAGCGGAACAACCGCCGCGTGTTGCTGGCATTGCGCGACACCTACGGCGTTCCTGAGAAGTACCTGTTCATCCCCGAAGGACGAGGATCAAACAACGAGGAGGCGGCGTGATGCTTACTGTGGACATTTCAAGACATTTTGGCGTTGGCGGCGAAAGAATCATGTTGAGCTACTGGCCATCCGAGGCGGGCGCGCTGCCCGACGGCGGCTTTGACAACGACGCATGGGAGGCCTCGCAGACATTCCTGGTGGCCATGCCTGGGATTCCGGCGCGCGAAGCGTTCCGCGTGGCTTACCGCATGGCGCGCATTGAGGCGCGCCAGCACGGCGGACTGGAAATTTCCGACGTGCTTATTGATGAAGAGCCGTGTCCGCTGCCCGACCTGCTCCTCAAGAGCTACGGAGGTGTGGTCATGGTCGACAACGGACCCAGCTACAGAGTGAAAATCAACGCAGATAGCCATTGGGCAAAAGAGTACATGCAACGCGAAGAGTTTAAAGGTTATCAGTACCGTGAGTAACGTTCCTGTCAAAGTATGCATGGGCGAGCATGCAACGGAAGTAGTCATCTAATTTATTCTCTTTGCGTGCAATATCTAGGTAAATGTGAATTTCTTTATCGAACGATTCTCGTGTGACAGGTATTCCAGATAATAACATCAGTACTACAACTCTGGAAAACATTGTCGCACCAATGGTGTCTACGGCATGCATAAAGACAGCAGTATCGCGGTATTCTCCCCATTCTTTGCTGTTCATCTTTCCGGCTCCTTCGGCGTGGGATCGGCCCACGGTTCGAGGGTTGAGTGGTGACAACGGGTTTAACCGAAGGAGCCGGACCTTTGCAAACAGGGCAGGCCATGAACGCAGTCAAGGACGCCTACACCACCATTGAATTGGCCGATATGCTTGGTTGCCCCCGCAAGTCCGTGTTGCGACGTGCGGAGCGCGAGTGCTGGCCGGCCACGCCACGCGCCGGCCGCGGCGGCGGCAAGCTGTTCGCGCTGGCCACCCTCCCGGATGACGTCCGTCTGGCCCTGGCCGGTACGGAGACATCCGCATCCGCCGAGGCCGCGGCGCTCAAGCTGCGCCAGGAGCTGGAGGAACAGACCGCCGAGGCCGGCCGCCAGTCGGCGCTTTCCGCCTTCGCCGCGCTGCCCGAAGCGCGCAAGAGCCGGGCCGAGGCCCGCGCCCTCACGGTCCGGCTGTGCGAGGACTTCCTGGCCGCCTCCGGCCTGCCGCGCCGGCGCGGCACCGAACTGTTCTGCGCCCGCGTCCGGAGCGGACAGGCGACGCTGCCCGAGTGGGCGCGCGAGGCCCTGCCGGCCAAGCTCTCCGCCGGCAGCCTGCGCAACTGGCGCAGGCTGCTGGGCCGCGAGGGCCTGGACCGTCTGGCCGGGCGGCAGGGATTGCACCGCAAGGGCTCCGGCAAGATCGACAGCAGCGCGGGCATGTCCGAGTTCTGTTTGGCGATGCTCAAGGAATTTCCCCATGCCAACGCCCAAGATCTGCGCAAGGGGCTGAAGGCGCGCTTCGGCGAGGGCGCAGTGCCCACCCTGCGCGCGGTGCAGCGTTGGCACGCCGGCTGGATCAGCCGCAACGCGCAGCTGTTCACCGCCGTGAAGAACCCGGACGCCTGGCGCAACCGCTACATGGCCGCTGGCGGCGACGCCGCGAACGTCACCCGCCTGAATGAGCGCTGGGAAATGGACTCCACACCTGGCGATCTGCTGCTGTCCGACGGCGGCCGCCACACCGTGGTGGGCTGTATCGACGTGTACAGCCGGCGCTTGACGCTGCACGTCTCGCGCTCTAGCTCCTCGGCCGCCGTGGCCGCCTGCCTGCGCCAGGCGCTCGTGGCCTGGGGCGTGCCCGAGGAAGTCAAGACCGACAACGGCTCGGACTACGTGAGCCGGCACATGACGCAACTGTTCCTCGGGCTGGAGATCCGGCACACGCTCTGCGCGCCGTTCTCGCCGCAGCAGAAGCCCTTCATTGAGCGCGCCCTGGGCACCTTCAGCCACGACCTGCTGGAGCTGCTGCCCGGCTTCGTGGGCCACAACGTGGCCGAGCGCAAGGACATCGAGGCCCGGCGCAGCTTCGCCCAGCGGATCATGCGCCAGGGCGGCGAACCGCTGGAGCTGCGCATGAGCCCGGAGGACCTGCAAACGTATTGCGACCGCTGGGCCGAGGACGTGTACGGCCGCAGGCAGCACCCCGGCCTGGACGGCAAGAGCCCCTGGCAGGTGGCGGCGGAATGGCCGCACACCCTGCGCCGCATTACCGACGAGCGCGCGCTGGACGTGCTGTTGCTGCCCGCGCCCGGCGGCGAGGGCACGCGCCGCGTGACCAAGAAGGGCATCCGCCTGGACGGCGCGCTGTACGACCATCCGGCGCTTGGCGGCCTGGAGGGGCGCGACGTGCTGGTCAAGCTGGACGAGGCCGACGTGGGCGCGATCTACGTGTTCGGGCTCGACGGCCCATTCATTTGCCGGGCGCTCTGCCCGGAGATCGCGGGCGTCTCGCGTCGCGAGGTGGCCCTGGCCCGCAAGCGCCGCCAACAGGCGGTCATGGCCGAGGGCAAGGCCATGCTGCGTGAGGCCGCCAAAAACGCCAACGTCAAGAACATCGCCCAGGAGATCCTGGCCGGCGCGCGCGTCGAGGCCGCCAAGGTGCAGGCCCTGCCCAAGCCGGCGGACGCCTGGGAAACGCCGGCCCTGGCCGAGGCCGGGCTTGCCGCGCGCGCGACGAACGCGCCCGCCGGCCTCACGCCGGCGCAGGAGGCCGAGCTGGCCGCGGCCGCCGAAACCATGCCGCTGCTGGACCGGGCCGCGCCCGCGCCGGAAATGCCCGAGATCCGTTTCGGCCGGGCCATGCATTTCCTGGAGCTGCTCCAAAAGGGCGGCCGGCTCGACGCGCAGAAAACGGCCTGGCTGAATTCCTACGTCACCACGCCCGAATTCAAGGGCTTCAAGCGGTTGTACGACGACTTCGGCGGCGATTGGATGCCCTTCTACTCGGAAGCGGCCTCCGCCGGCGGCTAGAAACGGCGCGGCCCCGCCGGCGTTGGCGCGCCGGGCGGGGCCTGGAGACGGACAAGAACCAAACTGGAGGAGAGATCATGACGATGAACGGCGAGCAAGTCAAACCGGGGCCCTTGCCTGGAACCATCGCGCCCCTGCGCAACGTGGCCCTATTCAGCGCCTTGGTGGACCGCGTGCTGGAGCGGCCGGCCGGCCTGCCGGGCATGGCCACCTTCCACGGCCGCTCCGGCCTGGGGAAGTCCTGCGCGGCCATTTATGCGGCCAACAAGGCGCGGGCCTACTACGTCCAGGTCCGCAGCGTCTGGACGCGCAAGCACATGCTGGTCAGCATCCTGGCCGAAATGGGCATCCGCCCGGCCGCCACGATCCCGCAGATGATGGACCAGGTGGGCGAGCAGCTCTCCCTGTCCAGCCGGCCGCTGATCATCGATGAGGCCGACTACCTGCTGGCCAAGGGCATGATCGAGGTGGTGCGCGACATCTACGAGTCGAGCCTGGCCGCGATCATCCTGATCGGCGAGGAAGGCTTGCCGCAGGCCTTGCAGAAGTATGAGCGCGTCCACGGCCGCATGCTCGACTGGGTGGCCGCGCAGCCGGCCACCGAGCAGGACGCCCGCACCCTGGCCCGGCTGTACTGCCCGCAGGTCGTGGTGGGCGAGGACCTGCTGGCCCGCATCCTGGAGTCGAGCGGCGGCAGCGTGCGGCGCATCTGCGTCAACCTGGATCGCGTACGCGAGTTCGCGGCCACGCGCGGCCTCCAGACCGTCGGCGCGAGGGGCTACGAGGGCGAGATCTTCACCGGCAGCCCGGTGGGGCGGAGGGCCGCATGAGCCGCAAGCCGGTTGTCGTCCTCGCCTCTTCCGGCCGTCCTTATGGCCGGCAGGCCGTGTGGGAGATGATGCGCAAGCTGCGCCGCTTCACGCTGGCGGATCTGTGCCACCTGGACATGGAGCGGGACACCGTCCGCGACTACCTGCGCGGCCTCGTGAAGGCGGGGTATGTCGCCGTCGTGGTCGAGCATGGGCGCGCTACCCCGGCGGCGTATGAGCTGGCCCGCGACGTGGGCCTGGAGGCCCCGCGGGTGCGCCGCGACGGCTCCCCGGTCGAGCGGGGGCAGGCGCGCGACCACATGTGGCGGGCCATGAAGATGCTGCCCAGCTTCTCCTTCGTCGACCTCGCCGTGAGCGCCAGTTCGGAGACGGTGCAGGTGAGCGAGCAGGACGCCCAGGACTACGTGAAGCACTTGCTGCGCGCCAAGTACCTGGCCGTGCTCCAGCCCGCGACCAATCGGCACAAGGCCGTGTACCGCCTTGTGCGCAACACCGGCCCCCGGCCGCCCATGGTGACGCGGGCCAAGGTGGTGTTCGACCCCAACCTGGGGTGCGTGGCCTGGTGCGAGGAGGTGGACGCGTGAGCCCGCACGCCGCCCACTGCGCCGTGGACACCGCCCGCGCCGCCTGGGAATCCCTCGGCGGCTGCCCGGACTGGATCATCGTGCTGGCCGAGGAGTGCGACCGCACCAGCCAGCGCGCCGTGGCCGGGCGCATCGGCTACAGCGCCGGGGCCGTGTGCCAGGTCCTCGCCGCCAAATACAAGGCGCCTACCGCGCGCATTGAACAGGCCGTGCGCGGGGCCTACCTCGCGGCCGAGGTGGACTGCCCGGTGCTGGGCGCGCTGGCCGCGGACCGCTGCCTGGAGCTGCAAAAGGCCCCGTGGATGTCCTCGCCCATGCGCATCCGCCTGTTCAAGGCCTGCCGCGCCGGCTGTACGCACAGCCGAATCACCGCCAACCCCAAGGAGGCCGCATGATCGCCGAGAAGATCGACTCCGTGAGCCGCACCCTGCGCGAGCTGGGCGGCCAGGTCCATCCCGAGGTTTACGAGCTGCTGCGCGTGGCCTGCGCCGAACTGACCGACGCGTCCGAAAGCGCCCGTCGTCTGGAAGGCGCGGTGCTCATCATCACTACCCAGGTCAACCACCTGGCCATACAGTAGGAGGAATCATGGCCCCGAGAAGCAAGCCCCAGCCCCTCATCATCGCCGACATGCTCCAGGCCGACGAGGCCCTGCGCCAGCTGGGCGAAATCCACCGCGAGCAGCGCCTGATCGAGGACGGCGCGCAGGAGCAGATTGACCAGCTCAAGGCGGCGGCCAAGGCCCAGCTGGAGCCGCTGGCCGCCAACCGCAAGCGCCTGGAGGACGCGCTGGCCGTGTTCGCCACGCAAAACAAGGCCGAGCACTTCGGCGACGTGCGCAACCGCAGCCAGGCGCTGGTGTTCGGCACCATCGGCTTCCGCCGGACGACTTCCCTGCGCCTCAAGGCCAAGCGCACCTGGGCCATGGTGCTCCAGCGCCTGCATGACCTGGGCTTCAAGGAGGGCATCCGCACCAAGGCCGAGGTGGACAAGGACGCCCTGCGCGGCTGGCCCGAGGGCAAGCTGGAGGACGTGGGCGTGATCCGCGAGACAACGGACGAGTTTTTCCTCGAACTCAACTTGGAGGAGGTGGCCGGCAAGGCCGCCTAGGTCCCACTTAACCTTTTGGAGGACATCATGACACAGGCCGAAATGCTCAAGGAAATCACTCAGGCGACCGGACTTGGCAACCGCCCCGTGTCCAGCGTGCTGGCCAGTCTGGGCAAGCTCGCCATGGCCGAGATCGAGAACGGCGGCGAGGTCACGTTTCCAGGCGGCGTTGGCAAGCTGGTGGTGGTGGCGACCGCTGCGCGCACGCGCCGCAACCCGCGCACCGGAGCCCCGGTGCAGGTTCCGGCCGGGCGGGCGGCGCGGTTCCGGCCGGGGAAGGCGCTCAAGGAGGCGCTGAAGGACTAGATGCGAAACCGCCCCCACGCGGGGCGGTCGCCGGACCGTGGTGGGCCGGCTATGAAGAGCAGCCGACAAAGGGGGCAAATATGGACGGAGTTGAATGGATTGCCGAGGAACGGTCCCGGCAGATGAAGGAGAAGGGCTACACCGGCGAACATGACAGGCAGCACAAAGACGGCGAACTTGCCGCCGCGGCGGTTGGATACGCCATGTTGGGGGCTGGTGTATTGCCACACGGCCAGCCCCTCCCTCCCTTTTGGCCTTGGGCAGGAGAGGCCTGGAGGCCCGAAGCCTCTGCTCTTGAAAACCTCGTTAAAGCCGGTGCGCTCATCGCGGCGGAAATAGACCGCATCGTGGAAGGAAGCCTCCTCCGCGCGCGTTGATTGCGAAACCGCCCCACGCGGGGCGGTCGGCCGGACGTGGTGGTCCGGTCCTGACGAGCAGCCACACGGAGGAACCCATGAGCAGATCCGACACCTATCCCTACGAGGCGGTCCTGGAGGTGCGCGGGGACCGCGCCCTGCTGGTGCGCATCGAGGACGAGCTTTTCTGGCTGCCCACAAGCGTTGTGGGCGAGTACGCCGACGCCAAGATTGGCGACACGCTTGAACTGCATATTCCCGAGTGGCTCTGCGAGGCTCGGGGAATCTACTAGGAGGCGACCATGACTAAGCCCAGCGAGAATCCGGAGATTCAGGAGCCCGCAGATCGTCGCCCCCGCAGCCCCGAGGAAATGATCGAGGACTGCATGCGGCGCGCCACGAAGATCACCTACCGGAAGCGGCGCGGCAAGAAGGGCACCTCCATCACTATTGAATTCAAGAGGTAAGCCATGACCGCCACCCGCTACACCATCGCCCGCGGGAAGTTCGGAACGCCCATCGTGTACGACACGCAAGGCAAATACGCCGTCGGCGTCTTCCCCCGCGCGCACGCCGGCGACGAAGTCACCGAGGCGGAGGACGTGGACGCCATGGGCAAGGCCAGAATCGCCGCGGCTGCACTCAACCGCGCCGACGCCGAGCTGGTTTGGAAGGCGCAGCAGGAGGGGGGCAGGCGTTAGGCTTGCCCCGGAACCATGGCAGAAAAACGCAAAAAATCAGGGTCTATTTTGCTCCGGTTCCGGGGCAAAGCGCGCAACTTCGACGTGTTCCCCGCCGAGCAGTGGCCGGACCAGCACGAGGCGGACCTCGGATTGTACCGGCTCTGCGAATACGTTTGGGAGGGCGGGAGGCGGCGCGAGAAGTGGTTCTGCATCGGCGGCCGGAAGTACACGTTTTTCACGCCCGAGGCCCTGGGCCAGCTCGTGGCCAAGGGCCTTGCGGAGCCGGGTTGGCTGGAGGCGCTGGAGCGCCCCGCGCCCGAGCTGCACAGGGGCCAGTGGGTGCGCTGGTACGGGCCGGACGCCCCGCGCCTCACCAAGCTGGCCAGCAATCCTTTCCTGTGGTTGGACGGCCAGTGGCGGGTGTTCCTGCCGGACGTCCGGTCCGGCGCGCGCATGGTGTGCTGCGACGAGTGCAAGCCTGTGGACGCCTTCGGGCGGGAGGTGCAGCTATGAGCTACCGCATCATGTTCGACGAGCGGTTCGCGGCGCGTCTGGAATCCGGCGAGAAGTGCCAAACCATCCGCAGCTTGCGCCGCCCCGCCCCCACTGTGGGCGATACTCTGGAATTGTGCGTGCCGCATCCGTCCCTTGGCTGGCAGATGATCACGGACGCGACCATATGCACCTCCGTGCAACATATCTGGATCGGCAAGCCGACCGCCGACAGTTTCGCCGTCATGCTGGCCGAGGGGTATCTCTGCCGTGAGGACGTGCGGGAGCTTGCCCTGGCTGACGGCTTTGACACAATCGAAAATTTTGCCCGCTACTTTGAACCGAAGGTGCCATTCGCGGGCGTGCTCATCAAGTGGCGGCATTTTGCAGTGCGGCTGCGCCCTGCCGCGTCGGAAAGCCAGCCCACGCCGCGCGAATGCAATACCTGCCGGCACGAGGGCAAGTCATTAGAGGAATGGCCCTGCCGCACCTCTATGTCCATGGCCGGGCTCATGTGCTGGGAACCCAAGGATGACGGCTTATGATCTGGCGCGCGCTCGTCTTTTTGGACGTGCTCACCCTGGCCGCCTACGCCTCGGAACGGTGGGGCGACCACGCCGCATGGGCTGTGTTGGCCGCCCTGCTCGCCGTGCTGCTGCCCTTGTCCAAGGCCGTGTCGCACCTGGCCAGAATCGAAAAGCTCATGACCGAGCAGAGCGCCCAGTTGACCAAAATATTCCGGGGGTATGTATGACCTTCGACAGCCGCAACAGCCTGCTGGCCAAGGTGCATATCGCCAAGGCCCAGCTCAAGCTGGAAGAGGACGCCTACCGCGCGATCCTGGGCCGTTTTGGCGTGGCCAGCGCCAAGGAGCTGGACTTGGCCGGGCTCGAAAAGCTCATCTGGCACATGGAGAAGCTGGGCTGGGAGGCCAAGACCACGCGCAAGCGCAAGCGCGACAAGCACGGCGCGCCGGCCAACCTGGGCCGCGGCTATGGCAAGGGCAACGTGAAGCCCTATGACCGCTCCCTGCTCATGACCAAGATCGAAGCCCTGCTGGCCGACAAGGCCGCCGGCCAGGGCAAGCACGTGCCCTGGGACTACGCCGCGGCGATCCTCAAGCGCATGTACAAGGTGGACCGCCTGGAGTGGGCCACGGCCGAGCAGCTCAAGGGCGTCATGGTGGCGCTCATGAAGGGCGGCAAGCGCAAGGGCGGGGCCATCGCCTGCGACGAACAGGGCCGGGCCTACGTGCTCACGTACCGGGGCGGCAAGCCGCGCTGGGAGCCCATGCCCGAGCCGGGGGGAGCCCATGCCGCGCCCTGACGCCGCGCACGAGCTGCCGGAGCATATCCTGGCGCAGCTGCCCGGCGTCCTGGCCGGCGCGGCGAAAGCGGCCGGGCTGCGCGCCGCGATGCAGCTGGCCGAGGCGCGCGGCGGTTGCCGGGCCTATATCCCGAGGCCGGACGCCCTGCGCGAGGGCCACTGGCTGGTGCGGGCCACCGGCATGGAGGCGGCGCGGGCCATCGCCGACGCCCTGGGCGGCGGCGAGGTGGAGGTGCCCCTCGGCCCCTTCGCCGGCAACCGCGCGGCTGTTTGGACGGCCATTGAACGCGCGTTGAACGCCGGGCAAACCGTCGAGCAAACCGCGCGCCAGGTGGGCGTCACGGCCAGGACTGTGCGGCGGCACAAGGGCGGAGAGGGGGGCGGGAATGAGGGGTGGTGCAAGCTGCCGCTGGGATAATCCTGGAATCACATGAAAACGTTTAATATTTCCTGTACCCAGACGCTGGGGATACTTAAAAATTCAATAAAAATGAAGAGCACGCTTAATTTTTTCATTGACTTTTGTGCTCCGCTAAAGCAGAAAAGAGGGGCGCGAGAAATAACGGCGCCAGGAGAACAGAATGAGCAAGTCTTCCCCTCCTCCCCCCTTTGATGAGTCGAGCGTTGACCACGGCCGTCGTCTTCCTCGCATCTTGGTCAAGCGCCTTATCAAGGATGTCGTCCCGGTCCTCCGTGCCGCTATCGAGACAGGCTACGAAGCCTATGACATTGATGCTGACCACAACGATCAGCAGATATTGAGCTATTATATTTGGAGAAACAATTTCAACAGGTCAAGGGAGCTGGACAAAAACTTCTGGAACGTAAGCTGCTCAAATAATGACCTGCGAATTTCTGCGAAAGTCTCAAATCGTGAACATGTGCTGCGGGTTCACCGAGTCGATGCCTACACAAGGATACCGAGGGGGGGCAAGCTCGCCAAGAAGGCGGCCTATGAGTCCCAGCTCTTCCTTTCGCCCGAAATCCGCTCCGATATACTGTCCTTTGACAGGGGCAATCTAATCATTGGCTATGACCTTGATGAGGTCAACGGACTTGGCAGGATCACTGTTGAGATGTTGATTTCCAATACGAAAGAGAATAAGCCAATCGCCTTTAATTTGGGCACACTTTACGAATCGGATTCATACCTTGAAAAGCGTACTACCCTCGGTGTCAGCCCCGCCGAGGAGAGTATTCCGAATCCCGAAACCCGGCGCAAGGTCGAGGCACCGGCTCTTGTTAGGAAGCGGAGAAATGAGTAGCCCAAGAAGGCCTGCACAGTATTATTTGGCACAGCTCGACCCCTCGAAGATTACCGCCGCACGCGAAATGCGCGGCTACACAAAGAAAGAACTGGCGGACTTGCTTGAAAAGTCCGCCAGTGCTGTTTCTCAATTTGAATCTGGGAAGTCTGGGCTAGACTTGGAGACCTTCGTCCGTCTCGCCATGGTTCTTAGCGTCCCCCCATCTTTTTTTTCATCCAGCGAAAAGGAGACACTTCCAGACTTTGCCGCTTGTCACTTTCGCGCGAAGCTGTCTGTGGCACAAACAGCTAAGCGCAAGGCATATGAATATGCTCGAAGGATTGTAAGGCTTTTTGAGGCTCTCGAACGGCGTGGCGTTCAGTTTCCTGAGAACGTCATCGGCGAATACGATGGGGAGTATACGCCTCGCGGCGTTGAGCAACTTGGGGCAAAAGTCCGCAAGGATTGGGGGCTTGGTCTCGGCCCCATACCTAATATGTTAAATCTTCTTGAGAGTCGCGGGGTATTCGTGATTCTGTTGCCCTCTGACTGCGGAGGAATTGATGCCTGTACTTTTTGGGAGGGAGACCGTCCCTGTATTGCTATTAATTATTCAATGCCGGCAAGCAGGCTACAGTTTGACCTCGGTCATGAGCTTGCCCATCTTCTAAAAGATAGAGACAAAAGTTCTGGCGACTCAAAAACAGAAAGAATTGCGAATCATTTTTCTGGTGCCTTCCTTGCTCCGGCAAGTACATTTCAAGAAGAATGCCCCTGGAGGTATTACAGAAGCACTTTCCTTGAACTCAAGTCCAGGTGGAGGATTTCTATATCAGCAGCCCTTTTTAGGGCGCGCCAACTTGATGTCATGTCCGAGGCTTCTTACCGATGGGCGATGGTCATGCTTTCTAAAAATGGTGAGCGCAGCGCTGAACCGGGCGAATTCGCTAAAGACGTTCCCATGTTGCTCCGTCAAGGCTTAGAGATTCTGAAAGGTGAAATCACAATTGAGGACATCGCGGAAGAGGTTAGATTGAATTCCAATGAAGTTGAGATGATGTTAAAGGCACAGCTTGTCCCGGATGAAGTTCTTGACGTAATGCGCAGCAAGCCTGCGGATCACTTCATGCCGAAAGTATTTCGTCTGCAAAATGCGGAATGATCGGGCAATGACTTGTGATGTGAAGGTGCCCTTGACTCCCCCGCCCCGCCCGTGCGAAAGACGGGCATCCTGACAAATCCCTAGTCCCCCGGTCATTTGTCCGCGTTAGAGCGCGGAACCTGCCAGCATAGTCTGGCCTCTACGGACGCGGCTTCCCGCCGTCGTCACCTCCTCCAGCTCCGCCTGGCCTTGCGCCGGGCCGGGCGGGGCACCGGAGGGCAAACGTGGAGGCACTCATGGATTTCAAAGCTTCCCTGTCCAAGCTGATTGACTGGTTCCGCACGCGCAGCCCGCGCATGACCCTGCCCAACGTCCTGGCCACCGGCTTCGTCACCGCTGTGGCGCTCATGGCCCCGCACCAGGCCCCGGTCCTCGTGTACAAGCTCGGCGCTGTCGCCGCCGGCGGCTGCCTGGGCTACCTGCTCGACGTGGCCGCGTTCCCCTATGCCAAGCCCAGCGGCTACTTGCGCTTTGACTGGCGCGCGATTGAGAACTTTGCGGATGACGCGCCGGACTACGGCATTGTCGACGGCTACCAGACCGCGTTCTTCATCGCCTGCGGCCGCCGGGCGCTCATCGTCTGCGCCTGCATGCTCGCCGTGGCGCTGGCGCTGTAGGGGAGCGGCCATGCGCGTCATGATCAAGGCTGCCGGAAACATCCTCACGTTCTGCGCACTGGCCTGCATCGCAGGCTTTTGCGTGTGCGTCGGTGTGCTCTCGGCCATCGGGGTGTGGCTTTGGCTGTTCGCCACGCCCGCGCACGCCGACACCATCCCCGCCGATATGCAGCGCCACCGCTCCCCCCTCATCCGTGCCGCCCACCTGGAATGGGGCCTCAACGCCCCGACGGCCAGGCTGGCGGCCCAGGTGTGGCAGGAATCGCGCGGGCGCGAGGATGCCCGCAGCCCCGTGGGCGCGCAGGGGCTGGCGCAGTTTATGCCCGCGACCACTAGGTGGTACGGCGGCCTGCGCCCGGACCTGGGGCGCGCCGACGCTTGGAATCCCGGCTGGGCCTTGCGCGCCCTGGCTGGCTACGACCGCTGGCTTTACGAGCGGGTGCGGGGCGCGACGCCGTGCGACCGCATGGACAAGGCCCAGGGCAGCTATAACAGCGGCCTCGGCTGGACCTACAAGGACGAGGCCCTGGCCGCGAAGGTCGGTCTAGACCCCGGCCTATGGCGCAGCCTGGCTGCGGTCAACGCCGGGCGCACGGCCGTGGCCAAGCGGGAAACCAACATCTACGTCGAGCGCATCCGCGCCCTGGAGCCGCTGTACCGGCCCTGGGGGCCGGGCTGCGCCGTGCTGGAGGTGCGCTGATGGACCTGTCCGATCTCCTATCGACCGGCAAGAGCAAGTTGGCCCTTGGCCTTGGCGCGGCGCTGCTGCTCATCGTGGCCTGCCTGGCCTGCGGCTGGGGCGGCTACCGCCACGGCCGGAGCACCGCCACGGCCGAAGGCGACGCCAAGTACGCCAAGCTCCAGAAGGCCGAGGCCGATGCCTGGGCCGAAAGCAAGGCCAAGGCCCTGGACCGCTATGAGACGGCCACGCTGCGCGCCGACGCGCTGGCCACGGAGCACCGCGAGGCGACCAAGCGCCTGGCCGCAAACCGCACCATCATCGTGAAGGAGATCGCCAATGCGACGGCTGGCCTGGATTCTTGCGCTTTTGGCCCTGACTTCCTGCGCACCTACAACCGCGCCCTCGGTCTTGGTCCCGGCGGAGTGCCGGACGCCTCCGGTGCCGGCGGACCTGCGGGAAGCGCCAACGCCACCGCCGCCGCTGACGCCGGGGTACGCCAAGGCGCACCCGTGAGCGCCAGCCCGGCGGACCTGCTGACGCACCTGGCCGACTATGGCGCATGGTGCTGGTCCACGGCCGACCAGCGCGACAAGCTGCTCAAGCTCTATGAGGAGGCCCGTTAGATGGACCGGTGGAGCATCGTATTTAACGTGGCGTCCCTGCTGGTGCTCATCTTCCAGGGCCTGCTGGTGTGGGTGCTGTGGAGCCTGCGCAAACAGTACGTGGCCCGATCCCACTGCGAGGCGCAGTGCCTGGCCATGACCAAGCGCCAAACCGAGCTGGAGCAGGCGCAAAAAGCCTTGCCCGACGCGGCCGAGGTGCAGGCCATGGCCGTGCAGCTGGCGGAAATTGAAGGCAGCATCAAGGCCGTAGCCGCCACCGTCCAGGGCCAGGCCGAGATTATGCAGCGCATTGAGCGGCCCTTGAATTTGCTCCTTGAACATCACTTGCGGGGTGACAAATGAGCTTTGACAATTTGCTGACCGAGGACCGCCGCCTCATGATCCTGCGGCTCATGGCCGAAAGCCCGGACTACCAGCTCAATGTCTACGTGTTGCGCCCGGCCCTGGACGCCGTGGGGCACACCGTGGGCCTCGACCGCCTGGAGTCCGACCTGGCCTGGCTGGCCGAGCAGGGGCTCGTCAGCGTGGGCAAGACCTCGGACGTCACCGTGGGCAAGCTGACCGCCCGCGGCGCGGACGTGGCCGCCGGCCGCGCCGTCGTGCCCGGCGTCAAGCGTCCGGAGCCGGAGGCGTAGGCCATGCCGCGCCAGTCCACCGTCCGCCGCCTGCCGCCGGAGCTGCGCGAACAGATCGGCGCGCTCCTCGACCAAGGCCGCACCCTGGACGAAATCAAATCCGCGCTCGACGGCCTGGGGGCG